GGTTCTGCTTTTGATATGATAGCCCTCATGAATAATGAGATAGAATCTATTACAGGTACTAAGTCATTTAGTGGCGGTATAAATTCAGGTAGTTTAGGAAGTACTGCTACAGGTGCTCGTGGTGCAATGGATGCTACAGCTACACGTAGAATGAATCTTGTTAGAAACGTAGCTGAGAATCTAGTAAAACCTCTAATGCGTAAGTGGATGGCGTACAATGCTGAGTTCCTTGAAGATGAAGAAGTAGTAAGGGTAACAAACGCAGAGTATGTTCCTGTTCGTCGTGATGATCTGTCAGGAAGAGTAGACATAGATATAACAATAGCAACTGCTGAAGATAATGCTGCTAAGTCTCAAGAACTATCTTTCCTTTTACAGACTTTAGGCCCTAATGAAGACCCTGAAATCAGAAAACATATAATGGCTGATATCATGGAACTTATGAGAATGCCTGATCAAGCTAAAAGAATAAGAGATTTCCAACCACAAGTAGATCCTGCAGAAGCCGAAATGAAGAAACTTCAACTTGAGAATCTTAGGCTAGAAAATGAAAGTCTTAGAGCTTTAGTAGCTGATAGAAATGCAAGAGCTGGTGAAAACGTAGTAGATGCAGAACTGAAGAAAGCTAAGATCAGATATGAAGATATGCGTACAAGGAAACTTGGCAGTGAAACAGACTACACAGATCTTAAGTTTGTTAAAGAAGATGAAGGTTTTGCACATCTTGAATCTGTAGAGCTTATGGAAAGAAAGCATGAACAGATGATGGAGTTAGCCAGAGAAAAACATAGAGCTAATTTACAACAAATGCACGCACAGTACTTAATAGGCGATAAAAACATAGGGGTTGTACAGTGAGTTACATAAAGCAGGCAGAGCAAAATGCTATGGATAGGGAAGAGTTAGCACAATACAGAGCACAGAATGAAGCTAACAAACTGTCCAGTGCTATAGAGGAAGGTAGGTCTATAGGTAAAGAAGAAGGTATTAACGTAGGTATAGAAATAGCACTTGCTAACTCACCTAACTTTAGGAATACTATAGTAGAAGGTTCTCCACAAGACCTACAGTATCAAGCAGACACCCAAAGAGGTATTAACTATCAAGAACCTATAGATAACGGACCTAGTTTCGTAGATAATGTGTCAGGTGTTCTTAGTAAAGCTGCAAACGGTATATCTGATTGGTTTAACAACGCTACTAAAGAAGATCCTTATGTAGACCCTCATGCAGACTTAAAAAGTAGTGCAGAACAAGATTTTATAGATTTTGAATCACAATCTGCAGGTGAGGCAGAACTTGCAGAGATGCAGAAAAAAGCAGCAGTAAAAGACATAGATAGTATTTTAAGCAACCAAAGAAACTAAGGTATAATTATGCAAGGTTTAGCACAGAGTATAGCACAACCACAAGGCCAACAACCACAACAGCCTGGTGCAGGTCTACCTACAGTAGATGAGGTGGTACAACTTCTTATGCAAGGTATTGACCCTGCAGAGCTAGAAGCTCAGGGTATACCTCCAGAACTGATAATTCAGGCTATTCAAATTATTGAGCAGCAAATGGCAGCAGAAGCACAAGCACCTGCACAACAAGACCCTATGGGTGGTGGTTTAGCTTCACAGATGTTAGGATAACATTATGGATTCTGGATTAGCAGAAACCATGGTGTACGGTGATGGTGGTAGTAATACGAAAAAACACTTCTATTCTCATAGTACACCGAATAAAAAACGGAAAAAACGAACTAACTTGGCTAAAAAACGGAAAAAAGTTGCCAAGTAATCAAATTATACTATATAATTTAAACAACTTAGATACTAACCAACAACAATAGGATTCATTTATGAACAACCTTGAAGAACAAGAGCAAGAAATACTTACAGTAGAAAATCAATATTGGGTAGATATGAACGATGCCTTAACCAGGCTAGAAAACAATAAAGATTTCCAGAAAGTAGTTCTTAGTGGTTACTTTAGAGATAAAGCAATTAATGGTGTTAGTCTATTGGCTAACGATCAAACCATTAATGAAGGTAAACGTCCTGCAGTAATAGAGGGCCTTATAGCTATCTCTCATTTAGAAGATTTCTTCATTACCATAAAAAATATTGGTACTTTATCTCCAAATGACGATGACGAATAGGAAACTATTATGGCTGATTATACTGAAGATGAATTATGGGAAATGGATGATGATGCACTAGAAGCTGCTTTTAAAGAAGCAAAACTAGGTGGTGCAACTGCCGAATCTCAAATGGAACAAGAATACGAAGAAGCAATTGCAAGTCCAGCAGTTGTTGAAGAAGAAGAAGAAGAAATCGTTGAAACAGATAATGCTGACAACGACGAATCTGAAGAAGAAGAAGAAAACGAAGAAGACATTGGTTCCGATCAACCTGAAGGTGAACTTGAGGAATCCGACCATGATTCTAGTGATGAAGAAAAATCTGAAGAAACAGATGAAGACAACACTGATGAAACCGAAGAAGCCAATCCTGACGGGGATGCAGATCCGGTAGACGCAGAAAGTTCTGAAGGTGTTATTGAAGAAAAGTCTGAACCACAACCAGCACAGACATACTCATTCAAAGCAAACGGAAAAGATTATGACTTTTCCAGTGAAGAGATTGTAGAACAGTTCCCTAAAATGTTTGCAAAAGCTATGGATTACACCAAGAAAATGCAAACTATAGCACCATGGCGTAAAACCATAGATGCTATCGAAGGAGCTGAACTTTCTCACACAGATGTTAGTTTGATGATTGATGCGCTGAAGGGTGACAAAGAAGCTATTACAGAAGTATTAAAACGAACAGGTACTGATACCCTCGAATTAGATACTGATGCAGATAGTAACTACGTTGCTAAGGATTATGGTAGGGATGAGAATGCTCTAGCTATACAAGATATCGTTAGTGATATCGGTAGTGATCCTGAATATGCTATTACTGAACAAATACTGTCTAAAGGTTGGGATCAGAAGTCATGGGATACCATGTCAGCTAAACCTGAACTTATAAGACTATTACATGCCGATGTTAAGAGTGGTTTATACGATAAACTTAAACCTACTGTTGATAAACTTAAAGTTTATGATGGCAATACTAAGTCTGACTTAGAGTATTACGGTGAAGCAGCTAAGAGTTACTATGCAAGACTAGAAGCAAATAAAAACCTGAACATGCAAAAAGCTTCTGAAACTAATGCTTTAGCGGAAAAGAAAAAGGAAGAAGCACAAAAAGCTGAAACCTTAGCCTCTGCCAAAGCTGAATCAGAAAAACGAAAAGCAGATAAGGTAGCTTCTCAAAAAAGAAAGAGTGCTGCTGTATCTAAGCCGACATCAACGAAAAGTTCTGTTATAGATTACATGGACGATTCTGACGAAGCTTATGATGAGTGGTACAAAAACCTTGAAAACTCAAACTAAACTTCTTGTGGGTATTTTGCCCACAGTGTTGAAATAATAGGAATATAAAATGGCTACAAATAACGTATACGGTAATGGTACAACTACTGCTAGTGCAGGTGCCAATACAATCACGCACTTTTACGACAAAGCAGGTATTAAAGCTGCTAACCGTGTAAGTCGCTATGGTCAGTTCGCTGATCGTAAACATATGCCGCAAAAAATGGGTAAAAACTTTAAGATTTCTAAGTTCTTGCACCTTTACGATCGTGCATTAAATGACTCGGAATTCGCTACTAAAGGTTTCTTAAGTGCTCGTTCAATTGCCGAATTAAATGCAGGTATTAACTCTGCAACACTTAATGAAGGTGATGGCGCTAAGAACAAGAAAACTTTGCAAAAAGTTACAATGAGCACTGAGTTTGCTCGTTACGGTGAAATGTTAGACTACACTGATGAAGTTGAACTATTCTCAGAAGATGCTATGCAAGTTCGTTACCGTGAAGAGCTTGGTGAGCTAGCTAACTCTCGTCAAGAAGATCTTATCCAACGTGATATGCTATCTACTACTACTGTACTTCGTGCAGGTTCTGCAATGGCAGATGATGAGTTAGATGAAGACTCTAAGATCTCTTACGATGTTATCCGTAAGGGTGTTCGTTTATTAGTTCGTAACCGTGCTAAGAAAAACACTTCTATTGTAACAGGTGATGTTAAAGTAGATACACGTACAATTGCTCAGTCATACTACGCAATTATAGGTGCTAACGTTAAAGGTGATTTGGAAACAATTACCCGTGGTAGTGGTTCTACTGAAGAGTATGCATATGTCCAGGCTCATAAGTATGCATCAGCTTCTACATTAGCTGAAGGTGAAGTTGGTGCAATGCACGAAGTTCGATTCATCGAAGCTGAAGGCGCTGCTCACTATGCTGGTGTAGGTGCTGAAGCAACTTCTGCAAACGTAGGTGAACTTTCTTATACAGGTACTTTAGGTACTGACGCTAAGTTTGATGTATTCCCTATCTTATTCCCAACTGCAGGCTCTTTTGCTACAGTAGGTCTTAAAGGTAAAGGCAAGATCAACTTTAACTCACGTTCGCCTAAGTTCGTAACTAATGAGAACCCGTATGCAACTACTGGTTTCTTCTCTTATAACTTCTTCTACGCAGGTATCATACTTGAAGAAGAGAAGTTACTTAAGATTTTAGTTACTGCATCTGCGTAGTAGTTAAGTAACAATTATAGGCCTCTCTACCATATCGGTGGAGAGGTTTAGTTATATACATTAATGTAAAAATCTACTACTATACGTAGTACCAACAATCTAAAAAACCTAACAGGAATTAGAAATGTCAGAATTAAATATCGAAGAACTAAAACAAGAAGCAAAAGACCTTGGAATCACATTCAGTGGGCAAATTGGTGCAGAAAAACTTAAAGAAAAAATTGAAAATTTCTACGAAGCTCGTGAACAAGCTGCAGCTAAAGAGCTAGCAGGTTTAACAGAAAAAGTAGAGAAAGAATCTAAAGATGTTAAAGGCGTTAAAGGTGTTAAAAGTAAAGAGCAAGCCTTAATGGATAAACGTTTTAAACGTGAAGCTGCTGCTAAAAAAACTAGAGTTGTTATGATAACTGATAATGATCAGCGTGTTAACAACCATACAACAACCTGTACTGTAACATGTGCAAGTGAGTATTTTAGTTTAGGTACCCGTGTTCTACCTTTGAATGAAAAAATCGAAGTAGCACAAGGCCACATCAAAGTACTACAAAGCGTAGAAATACCTTTACATGTTCGTGACCCTAAAACAGGATTGTCTGCTACACGAATGCGTAAACGCTACTCTATAAGTTTTGAAGACTAAAACCATGTAAAATGTAAAGGGGCTTGATAGCCCCTTAAAACCTAAAGGAACCTTTATGACCTGTGAAGCAAGTAAATTCGTTATTGACAAAGGTTCTGATAACACCTTCACGTTTACTATAAAACAAGATAACTCAACATTACCACTAGAGATAGTTGCAGGTGATACTTTTTTTGCTACCTTAATGAAACTAGGAACCAATGAAGTTTTTGCAGATATTGATAACACATCCCTAACAGTGGAAGATGCAGTAAACGGAAAAGTATCACTGTACATACCAGAAAGTCTTACAGCTAACCTAATTACGGATAGAGGTGATAAAGTTGATAGATACTATATAAGACCTACTTACAAACTAATACTTGAGTGTAGTACCCAAAATAATGGAAACTTTATAGCAAAGGTGCCAGAAGTATATGTCGATTAAAGTAACACCTAAAACTGAAGTAACTGTTACTGATGTTTCAACATGTATAGAAAAAACTACTGATGTGACTACTAATGCAGGTAGTTACTGCGTAGATATAGTACCTGATAAAGAGATATCATCAGTAAAGAAAGAGTACTCTATTGTAGGTGATAAATTCTACGCAGGTACAAATTCAAACATTGCACCTCAATGGCTAGTAGATATGATAAACGCTACGGTAGATACTTCCGTAGATAATGGCTTAACTGACTACAGCTCTCTTGTACAAGATGTAAGAAACGCTATAGATTCCATAGATGTTGCAAAAAATACTTTTGTAAGTCAGATAAACTTTACATCATTAGTAGATGGTATTATAGGCAGCAGGTTAGAAACACTTAATGCTACTTATGACGGTAAATACGCAACAATACTAGACCTCGATACAGTAAAGGTAGATTCAGAATCTGCACTGGCTTCCCGTATAGTAGACCTTAAAGCAGAATTTTCTTCCGATATAAACTCAAGAATAACACAAATAACTAATGCGTATTCTGATGCTGACTCTGCTTTTGCTGATAGCCTAGATGCTTTAGTTTCTGCATTCGCAGATCAAGAAAGCGGTCTTAGTGCAACTGCTGAGGCAGTAACAGGTCTTCAAACATACGTAGGATTAGACTCTTCTAACAATAATCCTAACGGTTTCGGTATGCTTGCAAGGTTAGAGACTCTTGAAAAGCAAACTGATGGATCAGTAGATATAACTTCCAGCACTCATGATGTCATGTCTGGTGTTCAAGACCCTAACGAAGATGTTAGTGATGATTCTATACTTTTAGATGCACTTCCTTATGTCCTTTGGACTAATATGTCAGGTTCTGGTGTTCCTTCTGCAATACTTAGAAGTTATACAGATTACACTAAAGACCCTGCCGAATCCGCACAAGCGAGTATACTTGAAGGTACTTTGTATACTAATACTAACTATACGGATATAAACGTAGATAAGTACTATAAGTTTAATTCTGGTGCTTGGGAGTCAATAGATAGCCTAACGTTTGAAAACTTAAAACAAAGCTTAAGAAATGCTCATACAGGTGATACCTACATACAGTACGATGAAGATGGTGAATCAAAGTTATATGTAAGGTCATACAAGTTTATTAAAACCGCAGTAGATACTGATGGTCCTGCATACTCTACAGATGATGATGGTTATACATGGGCATTGGTTACTGATTCTGAGTCACAAGCTGCTTATGCTCTTGCACTAGAAGCAAGGGATATGGCAGATGGAAAAGTATCACACTTTTACGCATGGGGTGATAATGCTTTAGGAGAAGAACCTACATCTTATGAAGTTACTACAAAGAATACGGAGTACGTTACAGACTCTGAAGGTAACTACCTAGATTCTTCTGGTAACATAACTACTGATAGTTCTGAGTATGTGGAAGAGGTTGGTTCGTCCAGTGAAATAGTATCTGCTGATAATGTAGTACTTTGGTTTACAGACGGAAAACTCTACAGAAAAGGTGATTCATGGTTAGATAAGACGTTAGTACCTACAATACCTGGTAATGGCTCATACGTAGCTGTAGGTGATGTTCTTACAGTGTTTGATCCTATAAATAGTGACACAACTAATTACTGGTTTAATGGTACTAGTTGGCAGATAACAGGCCCTGATGGTGTAATATCTAAAAGTAAATGGTTCGTAGATTTAGACAATGCCGTATACAACAAACATGGACACTTAGCACTATCACTAAATGATTTAAGTATAGAGTCTAACCTGTATGCTGATGAAAGGTCTTTAGAAGTAGAGAACAAGTTTTCATATGACAGTGTAATACTTATAGGCGGAAAGCACTACAAATCTGGTTTTGGTATGACATCACTAGGTAACGTGCAGATAGGTACTGATGATATTTCAGGAGATCCTGTATTCTCTAGTGAGTTCTGGGTTAATGCTGAATCATTTGTACTTAAAAGCCCATCGTATCCTGATGTAGAAGCAAGATTCAAAGTAACAAGCACAGGTCTTACACTAGGTATAGAACATACCGAAGCTACAAGAAACGAGGTTAGAGGTGAGCATACAAGTTCAGAAGAGTATTTAAAAGGAGATATAGTAACCTTATCAGGATCTAGTTATATAGCTATAGAAGATGTCCCTGAAGGCACAAACATACAAAATACGACGTATTGGATACTGTTTGCCCAGAAAGGTGAATCAGGAAATGCAGTAGATTACTTGTTTACACGTAATGAATCTGTTCCTGAAAATCCTGGTGGAAGTGATACATGGTACACAGGTGTAAATGATGTTCCTCCTGGTGCCGGTGAACTATGGTCTATAAAAAGCACCACATTAGAAGGTTCTGTAGTCTACTCTGATAAAAGAATAATAGAAGACGATATAGTAAGAGAGATATTACTATATAGTTATGCTATTGAGATTTCTTCAAGTTTAGATGTTCCAACTGACAGTAAATATAATTTTAGTACAGGAAGTCTTACAGTAGGAGATACTAACTGGAGTCAAAGCTTACCCAGCGTACTTCATAACAATCATAAAATTTTAGTATGTACTGCGTTAGTTACAGGTAACAGAACTGAAACAGCTAAAGATGTAGTATGGTCAATACCTACAGTTTATAGTCAGAGAGTTGATGGTGGTACAGGATCGTCTGGTGGTGATGGTGAAGCAGGAAGTAGAGGTACTGCAGTATTTACACACAGTATAGATTCTACTTATGAAACACCTGAAGAAGTTCCTAGCTTTTCGTTAAGCTCGTACTGGAATCTTGCAGCACCTGATGAGTATAAAGATGAGATAAATGGTGATACTTTAGTACTGACAAACACCGATAGTGTACATGGATGGACTCATATATTCACCTACTCTGGTGTATGGGAACCTGCTAATGTATTCACAGTAAATGGTAGCCAAATAGTAAATGGTACAATAGTCTCTGAACACTTGGTAGCTGGATCAGTAACTGCAGATAAGCTACTGTTTAACAGTTCTTACCTAACCACTGAAAATGGTTTACTAAGTATTGCTTCACTTACCGATAGCGATTCTGTAAAACTTAGCGGTGATTCTAGTGGTACTGAGACACTAACGTATGTAATACCTCCAAAAGCTACGTTGCTTATATATGGAGCTTTTAATGTGTACGGTACTACATCAGAGTCATCTTCAGTAGCTTTTAATGGCCAAGTAACAAAAACCGATAGTAATGTTATAGTAAGTTCATCATTATCTACTGGTCTTGCTACTGGTGTAAGCTCTATATACGCATCTCCACAGTTTAGTTTAAACGCTTTCAATAACCATTCTACAGAAAGTAAAACATGTAAAATGCGTATAAACTTAACAGCAACAGATATTACTGGTGCAGATAGTTCTATCACATATATGTATATGATATTGAAGAGGTAGGTATGTACCTAATAGAGATTAATGGTTACATAAAAGGGTATTCGTCTAAAAAGCCTCATGCTGATAAGTGCCATGAGGTTGAAGAGGATAATGAGTTTTACTTATTCTTAAAGGATCACCACCCGTACAAAAAAGTTAAAGTTACAGCTAAAGGTGTAATGAGTTACGAAGAAGATCTGGCCAAGAAAAAAATAAACAACCGTGCACAGTTTAAGAAAGAGAGATCTTCTTCGGTAGGTAAATTAGTGGTAAAGTATCAAGGTATGGTTTTTGATGCAGACGAAGTTTCCCAGAATAGGCTTTTAAGACCTATAGCGATACTTCAAAATGATACTGATAAGAAAATGTGGGTTCTCAGTAATAACGAAGTAGTTTACCTGACAAGACCACAATTTATAGCAGTACTTGACCTAGCCTATGAAAAACAATCAAGTATATGGATACAGGAATAAAATATGACAACAACAGTAAAGACAAGCACAGTTACAGTATCTTTAGATGTACTAGATAAATACGAAGCTCTAGTAAAAGAGTCTCTTGATGGAGAATCGGTATACATACGTGCTAAAGAGACAATGGAGAAAATGTTTAAAGACAGTGAAATAAACAGCACTGACAAAGCAAATGTTATAAGCTCTATTGTAGGTAGTATGGTTAATGGTATAACCAATGCTAGTATGTCTACGGCTTTAGAGTGGGCAAAGTATGAAAAAGAACTTGCACTTAAGAAGCTTGAATTAGATCAGCAACTATTATTATTAGAAAAAGATGGTGATCTTAAAGATGCTCAAATAGAACAAGCTAAAATACAGAATAGACTTGCACAGATAGAATCTAAACGTATGTTTGGTACAGGTGTTTTTGATGGTAATGATGCACTAGTTAGCCTTACAGAAGAAGGTAAAGTATGGAACGACATGCAATTAGTATCTCAACAAACAGATAACGCTGCTGTACAGAAAGAAGTTCTAGAGTCTCAAGTAGTTCAATCTCAAGTAGCTATACACAAAATAGTTGCAGATACTTATACAAACTTTGGTTCGTTTACCTACAGTCTTAATGCAGAAGGTAACGGTATAGACTCTGTTACAGATAATACCCCTTCGTCATACATTACTCTTAGTGAAGTACAAAGAAATATAGCAATAGAGCAAGGTAAAGGATATACGTACAATGCTTGGGCTAATGCTTTATCAGGATCTGCGTCAATACTTGGTACTGCCTTAGCTTCTGGTGATTTTGACTTTAGTTCTGGTAGTAGTGGTGAACAGTTATTGTATACAGTACTGAACTGTGCAACTAACCTTAAAAATACTAACAGTACTAGCTCAGAAGCTATACCTACAGCTAACTTAGGTGCTTAGAGTAGATGAAAAGACAACAACCTGACATAGGAAAAATTGCAGTAGACAGGTTTATAGCTGCTGCAGGTTTTAACCGTAAACTTAAAAGGTTGTGGGGTACTGAGGTGGTTAATGGAATAACCGTAATGAACAACAGGCGCTTTTACTATAATTTTGAAAAGCGTCCAGAAAACTATGAGAGACTATTTAAGTTTCTCAAAGTTTACGACGATGTTATTACCAATTTTGAATCTGAAGGTATAAAGAACGCATGGTTTACCTTAAACAAGACTAAAGGGTATAAAGACTTAGAAGGTGATCTCGTAGATAATAGTTATGTATCAGGTAACCTAAACGCTATGTGGTGGGATGATCTAGATGGTCCTATACCAGAAAACCTTACACTAACAACTAAAATAGTTATAGGTGACAGGATAGATGGTGGAAGTGGGTTTTTAGACATATCACTAGATTCAAGTAGCAAAGAAGAATTAGCTGAACATGTCATACAAAACTATGATGATATTTGGGAAAATAATGTAATAACCCAAGAAGGTGTAGGTGTTATAAATAAAGGATCGTTACTTGACCCTATAAACAAAATAGAGGTTCCTGATGAAGATGATTTATCTCCTGATGATCCATGGTTATCTACAATAGCAAGATACGCACTAAGAAGTTCTGACGTACCATGCACTGTAAAAGATGTAGAGATAGGTATAGAACTTGGAGGCAACAATAGAATACGTAATACTTTAGTAGTTACTTTAGAGATACCTTATAAGACTTTTGATAACTCTGACGAAATAGTTCAAAGAATTATAGATGACATAAATACAGAAAATTTTCCTGTCTATTTTGAACCTAGCTTTAGAGCAGGTATAAGTAGTGGTATATTTTTTGTAGGAAATGAGAATAGAACACAAGATATTCTTAAAAGACCTACGTATGTTCTAG